AATTCTTTTAGTTCTTCTTGATCTTTAGTGAGCTTATTCTTATCAACCTTCATTTCAATATATAACTGGGAATATTCTTTGCAGGCAAAAGGCAAATTAATGTCGGGAATTCCTCTTTTCATCCCCGAATCCTTCGCTTTAACCGCTTGCCCAATGGTCAACCTCACGCCATTTAAACTTGCGTGTAAAAGCTTTAATTGTGGCCATACATTTTCACATAGTTTTGCCCACTTGAAGACAATCACTTGCTCTTGGAATTCGCTACGTTTTAAATGCGTTTTTATCGCTTTTTTTATTCTCATTTTGTTAATAATATTGTATGTTTTCCGAGAGGTAAACGTGAAATTTGACTATAGTTTTCAGAGAAAAATGGACATAGAAGAAAAGCTTTTAGACTCTTATTGGAATAACCAACCATTTGAGTTTAAAAAGATAAATAGCGAAGTTTTAACCAAAGGAGCGACAATGGAAAATGATTTAGAAAAGCAGATTAGATTTTTGGAATTGGAGAATCAGAAGCTAAGTGATTCTAGCGAAAAATTAAAGCATCTAGTAAAAGAGCTTTACCATGAACTTTTTTTTTATGTAGATCCTGAGACTCAATCAACCGCACTTAATAATATGCCATCCGAATTTTTAGAAGGCTTTGCGTTTAGAGGTGTGAAATGAGCGAATTTGATTTTAAACCGGCAGTTAGAACTACAAGCAAGATCAAAATGGCCATTTTAGGCCCTAGCGGAAGCGGCAAAACTTATTCGGCATTGCAAATTGCCAGCGGTTTCGGTGAGAGAATTGCCTTAATCGACACAGAGGCCGGAAGTGCCTCTTTATACTCAGATAAATTTCAGTTTGCTACTATGATTTTAAGGCCTCCATTTACCGCAGAAAGGTATATTAAAGCGATTCATTCCGCAGTAAAAGCAGGTTTCGGCCTACTTATCATTGATTCGCTTACTCACGCATGGGACGGCGAGGGAGGGGCACAAGATCAGAAGCACAAATTGGACAGTCGGGGAGGTCGTCAAAACGAATTTGTGAATTGGGGGCCAGTGAAATCGGAGCATAAAAAATTACTGGAAGCTATCAACCAATGTCCAGTCCATGTAATTTCTACTTTAAGAGCAAAACAGGATTATCAAATTGTATCTAGTGGTGGCAAAACAAAACCCGAAAAAGTTGGCTTAGGGCCCATCGCTATGCCTGGGACAGAATACGAGTATGCTTTACTTTTAGAACTTGCGATGAACCATGAAGCTTTCGCCGCTAAAGATAGAACGGGACTTTTTGATAATAGATTTTTCTTGCCAACGCCGGAAATCGGGCAAGAAATTAAGAATTGGTTAAGCTCTGCGACCATGCCAGAGATTGACTTTCCAGATGTAAAAGAGTTCTTGGAGCAGTCAAAAAGCGAAATTCCAGATATTTTTGCTATTAAAATCGATGAAGTTAGTTTAGAAAGTCTTTTATCTATTTTAAAGTTTTTTGGCGAGAATCGACATTTGATAACTTCGGATGAAATGAGAGTGCAATTAAACTTGTTTAGAGAGCGAAAAAACCAACTAATAAAGGAAGCGGAAAATGGAACAACAACTTAAGCAATTACAGGAAGAAAACAGCAGTTTACTTATTAAGCACGGTAAAATTGAAGATCTAGTTATTAAAATTAGTAGAGAAATTTTGCAGAATAAAAGCGAAAAACAGGCCAAAGAATTTGCAGAAAAGCTCTTTGGGCCTAAATTGGAATGGGTTTAGTAAAAAGTTGCGGCCCCCACCGCGGCTTGCTACAATAAAACTACTCTCTCGATAGCAAAAAGTTAAAGTTTGGACTCCTTTAGTAAATAATTTCTATATAGCTATCGAGAGAGTCAATTTTAAGAAAAATCATTGTATTTTTTTAGATTATGCGGATTATGACAAAAAGAAAAAGGGCCAAAAGTAATTATGGGACAGATCCAAATACTCCGCTTACACAAAAGCAATTCTTGTTTGTCCAAGAATACTTTAAAACCGGCAACGGTGTAAAAAGCGCAATTGCTGCCGGCTACGAAGCGGGTCACGAATATAGAACAGCTTACACGAACTCGTCTAGACTGTTGAGTTATGCTCACATACTGCGTCATTTACGAGAGATGAGGGTGAAAATGGAATTTGATACAATAATGACACAAAAAGAGCTCTTGGAGAGACTTTCTGCAATTGGTCGAGGGGATATGTCGAAGCTTGCAAAGTGGAACGCTTCCGGCGTTTACCTTAAAGACAGCGACGAGGCGGAAGCAACGGCAAAATATGCAGTTTCTGAACTTTCTGAGAGCAAGTCAGAGGCGGGAACTTCAGTTAGAATTAAGCTTCACGATAAAGTCAAGGCCTTGGGGCTACTTCAAAAACACTACGAGTTGCTAAATGCCGCAAAACAACATGAAAATGATCCAGGAATTGCAGAAGCTACCGCGTCGAAAGTTTGCAACGTTATTGACGAAATTAACGACGCAGAATGAAGTTAATCAAGCAATTGTTTGGCGATGCGCTACTGACCTGGAATTATTCGCTAAATACTTTTTTCCTCATTATTGCACGTTGGCATTTAATACTTTCCACCGAGATACTTTTAAGAAAATCACGTTTGAAGAGAGAGGCATTAGAAGGGCTAACGCTGCGCCTAGAGGTTACGCAAAATCAACTATTAACGCTTTTATCAAACCCATCCACGACGCTTGTTATAAACTCGAAGATTTTATTGTTATTGCGTCCAATACCGACTCACAAAGTGTTCAAAAATTGCGGGATATTCAAGCAGAATTTTATTCTAACGAGCGTCTTATTAGTTGCTTTGGTAGTCTTATCAAAGCTAAAAAAGTTGGTTCTAGTGACTTTGTTGTGGACAACGGAAACCATCAAATCAGGTTTCTTGCTGTTGGTTCCAAGACTGAAATCAGGGGAATTAGATTTGGTTCTGCTAGACCATCGAAAATTATTCTGGACGATTACGAACACAGCACTGAAGTTGAAAACGAAGAAATCCGGCAAAAATATGAAAATACGTTCAAAGATGTATTCAGCAAAATCGGGAATAAATCCACGAATATTGAAATAATCGGAACTATTTTACACAAGAAATCTTTACTAGTTCAGATACTTAAAAATCCTCGTTACGAATCACAAACTTACAAATCAATCATATCTTGGGCAGAAGACAAAACACTTTGGGAGAAATGGAAAGAGATCTATAAAGATTTAGATTCTTTTGATTCTACTTCAGAGCGAAAGGCAGCGGCCAAAACCTTTTATCTTGAAAATAAAACTGCGATGGACAAAGGCGTGGAAGTCCTATGGCCAGAACACGAAAGTTACTACGAACTCCAGGAAGAAATTATAGAAACTGGTTTACGCTCTTTCATGAAAGAAAAGCAAAACTCTCCAATGTCCGAAGAAGATAAAATATTCTTTCCAGAAAAAATTAGATATTATGCAGATATTGGGGATAGTTTTAAGCTAGATTCTGGGGTTATAATACCTAAACGGGAGCTTTTAGCTTACGGCGTGATTGATCCGGCAACAGGGCAATCAAAAGCGAAAAAGGGCAAGAAAAACGATTTTTCATGCCTTTTGGTTGGATACGCTGACAAAAAAGGTCGAGTATATGTAAATTATGATTATACTCGGAGAGTTGCACCAAGCGAATTCATTAGCAAAGTTTTTGATTTGCATGATGAATTTGATTTTTACAAATTTGGGGTAGAAACAAACTTATATAAAAACTTACTAATACCGAATATGATTGATGAGAGAAAAAGACGAGAAAAGGCGACGAAAAAGATAATAAAAATTCCGTTTTACGAAATCGACCAGGTCGAGAACAAGCAAAAAAGAATTTTTACAATGGAACCTAAAGTAGAGCATGGCTGGATTATGTTTAATAGAAATCTAAGTAATGAGTTTATGGATCAGTTATTTGAATTTCCTAAAGGAGATCATGACGACTGTCCCGATGCCATGGAAATGCTATGGAGTTTGATAAATAACAAATACAAAGCCGTTGTAATGGAAAAAAACTTTGAGCGATAATATCAAAATTAAGGTGCAAAATGTTTAACAAACGAATTCAAGAAAGAGTTGATAACAACTTGGGCATTATTCGTCCAGGCGGTGCTAACGGACAATATCGGAACGCAAAACTGGATAAAATAGACAAATATTTATCCAGTACGCAATACGACGACAAAATGGACTGGATAGAAGCGCAATCACTTGATGAATATGTTCCAATTCGCCAACGAAAACCAACAATCATTTATCCTCTTCCTGCGGTTATTGTTGACCGCCTTGGTTCAAAAATAGCAGGTGAAGAAACTTTCCCGAAATTTACAATCGAAGAAGATGAAGAAACTTCTTACCTCATTAGTCTAATTATAAAGCATACGATGTTTAAATCAAAAATGCTGGAAACGATTAAGACAACCGTTGCTTTTGGTTCTTGTTTTGTTCGTTTTAAGCTAATTCTAGGTAAGTTGATAATTGAGAAATATAATCCCAAATATTGTTATCCTGTTTTTAATGAAGCTAACGAACTAACTAAAGTAGAAATAAAATATATATTTGAAGATTGGGAAGACGTAGACAATAAAGGTAAGCCAAAAAAGAAATGGTTTAAGCTTGAAGTAACTGAGAATTACGATGTCATCTACAATACACCTGAGGCATTAAACACAACCGAACCAACTTTTGAAGAACTAGAAAAGGTTGAACATGGACTTGGTTTTGTCCAAGGTGAGTGGTTCCGAACCACCGAGAACCAGCACGAGATTGACGGGCCTGGGATTGTTGCCCCAATCATGCCTTTCGTTGATTCTTTGAACTACAATTTATCTCAGTCAGACAAGGCCGTAAGTTATGCCCTCGATCCCCAAGCGGTATTTAGTGGTATGTCGGAGGACGAAATAGAGGATCTTATCAAGTCATCTTCAAAAGGGTGGGCTTTAGGTAGAGAAGGAAGCGCACAGTTTTTAGAAATTGGCGGTAGCGGAATACAACGAGCGCAAGAATCCAGGGACTCGCTAGATACAAAAGTGCAGGACATTACCAGGATCATAATGTTGAATCCTGAGAAAATCGTTGGAAGTGCCCAAAGTGCCAAAGCGATGGAAGTTTTACATGGCCCAATGATTGACCTAATCAACGAGCTGAAGCCGTATTTTGAAAAATCCATGGTTAACCTACTTCTCAAAATGCTGATGTCATTGATCATTTATAACAAAAGAGGCGAAGAATTATTCATTCAAATGCCTGCTCAATACATGCCCAAGGCTACTGATATAAGTACAAAATGGGGAGATATTTTCCCTAAGACGATGCTAGACCTGCAACAAAAGGTTCAAACAGTAGTTAGTGCCGCAAATGCGAACATTATCAGTCGTGAAACTGCTTTAAAGATGCTGGCAAAAGATTTTAATGTTGAAGATATTGAGCTGGAATTACAAAAAGTTAATACACAACCTAAACTTAGCATGGGATGGGGCTTTTAAATGAGATTTATTAGAAAAAATGGAAGAATAATCCCGATCAAAGATAAAAAAGACAAAGACGAAGAGGCAAATTATAAAAGTCTTCAACACACAAAAAAATATTCAGCAATTGGCGCAGGGATTGCCGGATTAGGGGCAAGCATCCCAGGGATAGGTGAATTTTTTGATAAGAAAATTCTGGCAAAGAGTGCCGAGGTCAAACATAAAGCAACTTACCAAGCATTATCAAGACTTGGATTAAAAAGCGGTATTAAGTACGGGCTACTTGGTGCCGCATTGGGTGGGTTTATCGGGGCCGGAATAGGATCAAATAAAGATGCAGACATTGAAAGTCGAATTATCGCAAAGCGAGGATTTAGAAAAAGTACAAACAAAGGTAAAAAATGAATATATTAAAAACAGCGAAAAAACTTACCAAAGTCTTTCGGAATACTCAAACCAGAAAATATGTAAAACTTAAAGCAAAAAGCACGGGAATTATTGCAAAGAAAATTGGCACAGGTGCGGCCATTGGTGGTTTTGCTGGTGCTGGGGTAGGAAGCTTTGTTGCTCCTGCTTACGGGCGTACAGAATCAAGAAAAGAAGGGCTGAACATTGGTGCAGCTTACGGAGCTATTGCCGCCGGTGGAATGGCCGCTGGTGGGGTTATCTTTAGGCGAATTAGGGGCCGAATCGTAGCGATCAGGAAGAAATAAATGGATAATCAAGTTAGGTTTATTAGGCGCAACGGTCGGATTATCCCAATCAGATCTAAGAAAGAAAAAAATAAAGAAATGTCAGGCACTAAAACTTTTCTGACAGGTATTGGAGTTGCTTCGGCAGGGCCAGCACTTGGAAAAATATTGGCCAATAGAAAATATCCAGAAATGTCTACTGAAAGCTTTTTGGCGAAGCATAGTGACATGTATAAACGTGCAGGCAGTCCAGATATTTTAAAGGCACATACTAAAGGAGCTTTTGCCATTTTTAACGGTGGAAAACTTACTGGCATGGTAGGCCCTCAATTTGGCGTAAACATCAAACGTAAATCTGTAATTCTTGGAAGTATGAGGGCCGAAGAACATTACTTACATGAAATGGGACACCACGAAGCATCTAGAAAAAAGTATTCTGCAAATCGTTGGTATAGAAAATTTGGACTTGATGCTGAAAGGTACTTTAAAAAAACTAGGACGTTTGACAAAAACGCTATTTTATTAAAAGGATCACTAAAACCTTATATTGATTTAGTTGCAGAAGCGGAGGCCTCAGGCTATGCGATTCGGCAAGCTCATAGGGCCGGAGGTATAAAAAGCGCAATGAAAATAGCAAGCAAGCTGGCCTTGCCTTATAGTTCTTATGGTTTATTGGGTGTCGGTGCTGCAATGACAACTTACGGACTCTATAAAGGCGTGAGAAATACCTTTTTCAGGGGAAAAAATGAACGATAATATTAGATTTATCCGAAAAAACGGCAGGATAATACCAGTTAAGACAAGCAAAACAAGCAGGAATAAGGACATGGCCAAAGGGCTTGGCATTGCGGGGGCAGGGCTTGCAACTAGCTTGTTATTAGCTCCAAAGGCTTTTAAAATGCTCCCTCGGTTCAAAACAGTGGGGCTTTTATCTAGTATTTTTGCAGGTGAAGCAATGTTGGCAGAGGGACTTGATAAATCAATCGAATCAAGAAATTTTGACCATCGAACAGAACAGAATATAAAAAATGTTGCGGGTGGTTTGGTCGGGGTTGTCGGCGCAGTTGCAGGGATGAAGCTTTTAAAAAAATCTAATTTTATCAAGTTTAGAAAGAAAACAAAGCCGATTAAGTCATTTTTGAAAAAGAATAAATCTGCTATGCTTGATTTATCCGGTTTGGGATTGCTTGCAAGCTCTGAATTTATAAAAGATAAAGACACAAAAAAAAGCATGGACGTTACAGGCTTAGGATTGCTTGCCGCAGGCGTAACATTAGGACTAAAAAGGTAATATAATATGGACAATCAAGTCAAATTCATAAGGAAAAACGGTCGAATTATTCCTATCAGGCAAAAGAAAGAGAAACAAAAACAAGTTTTGATAGGTGCTGGGATTTTAGGGGCCGCGGCGGTAACGGACGAGGTTGGTAAATACAGGGTTAATAAAGACGCTAGGAAACTAAAAGTAGAAAATTCTTTGGCAAAAAAATATTCTGGTCACTTAAATAATTATGTTTTTAAGCAAAATTCAAAGAGTGAGCAAGCAAAGGTTAGAATAAAAGAAACAAGATCAAAACTTAATTCTTCAATCAGCAAAATTGCGTCACTAGAAAACAAAATAAAACGTAAAACTCCTATGTTTAATTTTGGCGTTAGTGCTTTAACGGGTCTTGGAGTTGCCAAAATTGTAAGCAGCATGGGCATGACGGGCAATGAAACGTCAGATAATGCAGTCGGTGGAGCTACTGGAATATTGACAACAGGTGCAGTCAATACAGCATTGCAAAGTATGAAAGCAGGCGAACGACAATCTGTCGTAATTCCACAAATCAAAAAAGCGGCAGTAAAGTTTTCCAAAATGTATTTAAAAAAGAAATTCAAATTCTAAAAGGCAAGTTATGAATGAAAATCAAAACGTAAAATTTATCAGAAAGCATGGCCGTATAATCCCAATTAAAGTTAATAAACAAAAAGAAATTGAAGCGGCAAAAAAACATGTTAATGATTTAGGAAACATGGCAAGTGTCGCTTTTGGTGCAAGTGCAGGATCTTCCATTGTAGGCCTTTCACTACACCCATTGGCCGTTAAATATGATACCAAATACAAAATAGCGTTAAAAGATCACTTACAAGAAAAAAAACCAAAAAAACGCTCAATTAACAAAGTAGGCATAAAAAAACTAAATACATTAAGAAAAACAAGGGATTTTTACGTGAACATGCTAGGTGGAAAGATGGAAACAATCCAAACACAATGGGGAAAAAAGCAATCTACAATCCATGTTTTTCCAAAGATGTATCAATCCCCATTGATTAAGCTTGAAAAAATATCGAGAGCGTCCGCAGTTGTAGGGTTAGGCTTTGCAGCAATGCACATGGCCGGTTTCATAGGACTAAAACAGGCCAAGCATAAACCCGAAAACAAAACTAATTAATCACGAAGTAAGGCATAACATGGATAAGAAAAATTAATATTTAATACGAAGAGAAAAGAGATAAAAACTATCAAAAATCTGAAAAATATTACAGCAAAGTCAAAGATTGGGATAACGTCGAAACTCATAAAGAATATGCTCAAGGTCTTGCGGGCAAAAAGAAAATGGTAAACACTAAATAAAGAGAAAAGCAGTTAATGGATTTTTTTACTAAAGTTGATCAATCTACTCTTGTAGAGCAGCACATTCGCAAAGTGACAGGGCTAGAAATGGAGCAAGGCCGCCGCCTGGCCCTGGAATATAGCAATGCCAGGAGAGTATTAAAAGAGCGGATTGCATCGGCAAGATTCGGCAGTTTTACAGATGTTCAGGCAAAAATTGTCCTGGCCCAACTTGAAACAGCATTAAAAGAACTCGATAAAAGACTTTCCCCAGAACTTGCCCTAGGTGTGGAGATTGCGGCAGATCAATCAATTGATGACCTGCTTGGCGAAATTAAGGTCTTTTCAAAGGATTTTGAAGGCATTAGGCAGATGATTCCGGTGGATGTGATTATCGAGTCAATGGACAGTAAAAACCTCCTTTTGAATCGATTTCAGGCCTCCATTGAAGCTTATAACCAATCAATAAGAGACAATATACAAAGAGAGCTTACACAGTCCTTAATTGCCAAAACTTCATATTTTCATGTTGTGGAAAGAATCGACGAACTTTTAGGATTAGAAGAATGGAAAGCGGCAAGGATTGCGAGGACAGAGCTTCACAATGTTTACAATGCTTCAAAACAAGACGCAATGGGAATAGTCAAAAACAAGTACATTCCAAATTTACAAAAAGCTCTTATTCACCCCATGGATTCTCGTACCGGTGACGACAGCAAATATCTATCAAAAATGAATGCAGTCGTTGATTTAACTGAACCATTTCGCTATGAATGGATGGGCAAAGAGCGAATTTTCTTTTATCCTCCTGACAGGCCAAACGACCGAGCAATTTTGGCTCCCTATAGAAAAGAGTGGAACAACTAATTTTTTGTGTTACCATAATATTAATTTAGATTTAGAGGTGAATGATGTTTAAAAAATGGAAGAAGTATCTTTTCCCGATTCTTACTATCGTTGAAGGCGAAGCAGGTGGAGAATCTGATTCTGGAAATCAGAAAGAACCTACTCAAAATCAAGAGGATGATGCAAAATCTCCAGGCGAGAAAAAGCAAGGTGACTCAGGCAGTGACCTCGAAGCATTACCCGAATGGGCCAGAAAAGAAATTAAGAATCTACGGAAAGAATCAGCGACCTATCGAAACAATGGAAAAAGGTTTTAGAACAGCACTAGGAGTTGAAGAAGAGGGCGAAGTGGATCTTGAAGGTCAGCTTGGCAATTATCAACAACAACTACAGATGGCAGAGTTGAATAATACAATTTTGTCAATTGCAATTCAGAATCAAATTCCAGCGGAGGACGTTGATTATTTTGCATTTAAAATGCAAAAATCTCTCGAATCATTAGAAGAAGGCCAGGAGCTAACCGAAGATGATTTAAGTGAGATTTTGCAAGGTGTGAAATCAAGGGGAAAAAGTGCAGCTAATTCTAGCGTCAGTAAAAGCGAACCTGATCCTAGGGGGAATTCTGGATTAAGCTTAGAAGGTTTTGTAAACATGTCGATCATGGAGAAAAACAAGCTTTATAAGGAAAACCCAACCGTCT